TTCTCCTATTAGTCTGTCAACGCACGAGTGGCTACTTCATAAACAGCCATTTGAAGGTTGTTCAGAATAACCGCGTGGTAGTAGAATTTGCAGCCGACATACCCACGTTGACCCAAAGGATCGTTCTTGTCTTTGTCTTTTGGAGACATTGATGTAACTTCCATTGAATCTTTGTTAACGCCAATATGGCCCCAAGCATCTTCTGACCCGACGATAACTTGATACACGTCAGCGTAAGTACCTGTTAGCGATTGGAGTGCTGGAACAGCCCCAGCAACCGCAGCACCCGAATCTTGTATCGCTACAAGTTCAGGGGAAGCGATAAAGCGAAACTCTTCACATTTACCGACTTCATTATCTACTGCAAATTTGTCACCAGCACCATAAGCTTCTACCGGAAGAAAACCAGGCAGTTCGCGCAAATCAGGCATCAAGTCGGTAGATACCCATACTGGATAACAACGACCCACTGGCGCTGTGCCATACATACCGGCAGCACCTCTCTTCATCATTCGGCTAATGGTTGACGCATGATTGGCACTAAGCGAACGTGCGATCTTACGAAGACCGGTCAGGCTGATTGTACCGTTCACTGTTGCGCGAGTTGTTCCTGTGCCACCATAGAAACGATTGGTACAAGCTTTCAGCACACCGAATAGCGCCATCTCCATAACCAAACCTTGACGTTCTCCGGTAAGTTTAACCATTTCCGCAGGAAAATCGTCCTCACCTAAGTCAAACATCTTGTCGGTGTAGCCGTATAGCACCGCATATTGCACAACAGTAGCCGAGATATCTTGCACAGATACAGTCTCAGCAGTCGGCGTAACACCCTCAGACGCCAGATGTGTCGCTACATACGCTTGGGTACGATCAGTAACAGTTAGATCCTGGAAGAATCGATTAGGTTGTGTGGTTGTAGCACCCTTTGGTAACACACGGCGATACTTGACAGTCTCACCCTGATTACGTTGAAAGTCATCGTTGATACCTATGGTGCCCAACGAAATCACGGGGTACGCACGTTTCAGCATTTTACCGAGGATGATACCCCGACGTTGTGCTGGTGAATTTAACGATTGAATCGTCATTTTAAAACTCCTTATTGGTTAATCTGCCATGGCTGCTCGAAAAGCAGCGTCTTCTATTTCTTTATCGGTCAGCGTTCTACCTTGCAGTCCGTTACCTTTCGGTAAGATGGCCGCTTCGAGAGATGCTTTCTTAGGTTCTGGTACCAGTGACTTCTTGTATTCAGTCAAGATGTCGCTGAGGTCATCAGCGTCTTTCGATCCAATCACTGTTTCATACTTGTCGGTCGGTTGATTAGCCAGCCAGTTGCCGAACTTAGGATCAGGGAATTTCACGATGCCATCTTCAACTTTATACAAAGCGATCTCACGGAAGTCTGGGTGAACTCTTGCTAAACGTTTACGAGAAGCTTCGATTGCTTCAGCCTCACGTTGAGCACGTTCTTCAGCAAATTTCGTCTCGACAACCTTGAGTACATCATCACCATTACCACCTTTTAAATCTTTCGCAAGAAGTTCAGCAATATCCGGATATTCCTGCTTCAACGCATCCAAAGTAATGCCGCTCGCTTTGACCTCACCTGATACAGGTGCAGCCTTAAGCGAGTCAATAGCCTTATTCAATTCAGCAATTTTGCTGCCATACGTACCGTTGGTTGTGTCAAGTGCTTTTTGCAATTTAGGAATCAAAGCCAAATGCTCTTTAAGTTCCTCCTTAGTGAAGCCCTCAATAACCTCAACACGCTCTGGTTCAGCAACTACCTCTTCTTCTACCGGCGCAGCAGGTTCTTCAACCTTCACGTCCTCGACTACTGCAGGTAATTCCTCATCACTCATTGCTGCATTAAATGCTTTATCAAACTCTTGCTGTTGTTCTGCTTCCATTTCGCGGCCTCCCGGTCACTGTTTTACAAAAAGAAAAACCCGCACTAGGCGGGTCTCTCGGTGTCTCTTTACGTCACTCAGTCCAAGTAGGATCAAGTCGCAATAATTCTTTAATCTCAATAATCTTGCCTCGCAGTGCTGCGGTCTCAACCTCACTCTTAGCGGAGTCGTTAGTCTTGCGCGCTACTGAAAGCTTACGTTCATATTCTTTACGCAACGCTAGCCACATTGGGCTGCGTAACTGTTCGTCGGTTAGTTTCATTGTGTAAAGCTCTCCCCTACTTTGGCCTGACCAGGCGGCTCAACAGGCGGCTTAGGTAACAAGTCAGCAGGTGCCTTAAGTTCTGCAAGTTCTTTAGTTGAATTTATCTTCATCGCATCACGGGCAAGCTGTAGCTTAGCGTCATCCAAAGATAACTTTTGTTGATTAGAGTATTCAAGTAGTGCCAATTCGTACTTAAATTGGAGTTCTTTGTTCTTAGCATCAATTGTAGCCTGTGTTCTTGCAGCAACACCTTGTTCGAATATCGCATCACGGTCAGCGTCCTTTTGAATTTCAAGTTGTTTAAGCTGCGCGTCTTGTGCAGCCAGCTTCTCGTCAGTTTGAGCCTTGATCTGAGCAACCTGTATACGCGGATCTTCTGGTGGTTTAGCTTGCTGCATTTTCTGCTTCTCTTCTTCATCCAGATCGAACTTATTCGGATCGAAGTGAAGCGCCCTAAGTAATTCCTGTGCCGCCTTACGTGGCGACATCTCGAACACGGGATTCATTGCCATTTGTATTAGAGACGGTAACTGCATCGCCTGCATCTCAAGTTCAGCCAGTTGGGATGATCCAGAAGCTTCGATCATCAAATCACTCTTCTCGTCGTCCTCGCCGTACATCAGTAACCATCCGTAATAGCGAGTAATATGCGGTTCGGTTACATTCTCATCATAAATCCGCGCTTCACGTCTCAGTACTGTCGATGAGCTACGCAACATCATTTGCATACCGCCGACCGTATCGGGAGCAGCGCCTTGTTGACCTTGCATAAGGAACGTGATGCCGGTCGAATCTTCCATCATCTTCATTGCCATTTCCAACAGCGATTGAAGCTCTTGCTGCATGGGAGGTATGATTACGGTTTGAATCGCCTGCTTAATATCAGTGATACCAGACTCTTCCTTGATATCCCACTGCTTGCCTTTACGTAACGTCCAATCACCGTCAGCCGGATCGATAGCGCTACGCAGTATGGCAATCATAGGTATCGAAGCTAGGCCCATGTTCTCCATCAATGTGCGAAACGATGCAAGTACGGTCTTTTGCGCAACACGGCCTTCACGAGCGACGCCGATACCGAACGGTTTGCCCGGTACTCGTTTCCACACCATCGTATCGAAAGGGTAGCCGTAGTTATCCAGAGGGTTCTTAACACCCTTGATTACTGTATTATTAACCAATACAACTATCGCATTAACGTAAGTGTGATCGTCTTCTTCGCTACAATTCTCAGCGTAAGTAGAGTCCAACTCTTTCAGTTCGTTCGATTTGATAGTGCCGTAGTAATACCAAACCTCGAATCGATCGTCATGTAAAGTTCTTTTCTTGCCCGACTCATTACGCATACCAGGGCCTTCTTCAAGCACCTTGTGTATAGCAGCCGACTCGTAGCCTGGTACATCAATCAGTCCAGTCAGTTGCCTAGCGGTGAGATACGATCTGCGAAACACATAGTCACCATCCTGTATATCCTCACCACAGTTCATATCAGGGAAGAAGTCCCAATGATTGAGATAAGTCGACTTTGGTACTATCTCTTCTTTAACTGTGAGTACGCCGTCTTTCAATACTTTAGTAATCTGCTTATCAGGGTAAGGTCCGTACAGTATCCCTGTGCCAACCATGGCAGCACCGTCGATAACCTTACGACATTCTTTCTTATACCCGCATTGCACAAGCCAGTCTTTCATGCGACGTTCGGCCTTAGCTACCGTAGCACCTACTCGCTTATTGCGGTCCTTGATGACATCACCAAGAGCAAATGGCTGCCCAGTCTTTGGGTCAACTATCTGCTTATCGCTGTCTTCGTGTTCATCAAACTCAGGTACAGGGGTCGCCTTAATGCTGAAGTTCCAATCGTTAGCTGGCAGCAATATATCACCCATACGGGCACTGGCAGCATCGACGAACGGTCGAGTAATATTAAGGAACTCTACGCATTGGCTGTCAGATATGTTCAGTTTTGCCTGAACAAGACCTCCTGTATCAGAACGTGGTTTGATGTATTGAGCAACATTACGATTCAGATCGTCAATACCTTCGTAATATTCTTCATCCTCTTTCCATTGGCGCTCGAATCCTGACTCACGTCTAGCAATTACGGCTTCGTCGCGAATCTTAGCTATTACTTTACCAAGACCATCAAGTTTCTTTTCGCGCTCGGAGGCCAGTTGCTCTCTCAGTTCTTCGAGCACTTCGGGAGTTATGTCCATTAAGGTTGATCTTTAAAGACGTAAGTTGGTCGAGTAGTCACAAGTCCAGCATGACCGTCGGTAGGTAAATTAGCAATCATCCACGCCTTATATGCCGCCCAATCATTACTGGCAATCTCACGTTGGATAACAGTGTAGTTAAGATTCAGCGGGACAATTGCGGGAGTAGTAACCCCATACCCGCCAATCTTTCTGTGCCATAGCTCTTCGTATGTTGCTTTAGTACCTGCAGCATCGACTACTGTTCTTGTTGCATCTAGCAGTTCTTCTCTATCATCACCCTGCTCGTCGCAACAAACAACATTAACACCCTGTCGAGTCCCTGCTTCAAAATAGGTCATAATTCCGCCGGTATTGTTGATGCTAGACCACCAGTCCTGATTTGATGAGTCCATACCAAAACGGTATCCAGCATCAACCCTATTCGTATAAAAATCAGCCACATGGTCAGGACTGAAGTTAATGTCTGGTGTCACAATACATTTGCTAAACGCATTGTACATATAATCATAAAGCTCATTCCTGGCAGCATACCAAGCTGCTTCGGTTGTCTGTTCGCTTGCTAACACAGCGGTTCCGGGTGGCGACTCAGTGCATTTTACTAATATCAATCTATCGTCAGCATTAAATGCAGCAGCTAAAGCGTCAATGTACGCCTTCATCCGCGTCATGACAGTTGTATCCCAAAGCTTTAAATGATACGCACTAATGCTTGTGCCAGATCTCGTAGCATAAGCATAATCCCACAATGTATGGGCAAGGTTACTCGTTGTTATCGTTGGCTTTCCTGGGTGTGTCGCGTCAGTATATGTTATCTCGGTCAGGTCGTACCGAGATGCGTCAACGTAAGTAAACATGCACGGTCTTGCCGAAAAACCAACTTGTTGCCATGCGGATGCATATAAATACTGACCGTTATTGGCCGCAGTTAGCCCGTGAGCTGCGTGAGTTACTCTTAACTTACCAGACGCATTTGCACTAGTACCAGTGGGTTGCCCTGCCGGTGTGCATGTAACGTACGATCCATGACTTGTACGCAAATCGTCAGGTAACAGATAACCTACCTTGCTACCACCGTACGTTACCGTATTTGTAAACTCTTTCCAACTCAACATCAGACATAAGTATTTTTGTCGAATAGCTAACTCAGCGATAATATCAGCTATCCAATTTGATGAAAAAGTCCCGCTCGTGACGCCACTGCCTCCGCTCTCTGTAAATCCCCAATCCGCTTCGATCTGAATCCCTCGGAAGTTTACGCTACTCGTCAGATCATCGTAGATTGTTATCATTTTTGATGATGTAGCACCAGCCGTAAATCTCGATCTAGGTATTTTTATAAAGACCCCTTGTGTGCCCGATATCGTATCGCCTGGTGCGCCTACCCAGGGGTCTTTAGTGCCAGCAGCAGCCGCGTAACGCAATGGTATGTGGCACTTAGCGAAAGGATTTGATCCTGTCATATTAGTCCACCCTTATAATATCAAATGAATTAATGGAATGGACCTCGTTCGCTGTTTGGAAAATGTATCTTAAATATAGAGTTACTGCGTTTGCTGTGTTCTCAGTACCAGTAACTGCGACACCAGCAGTAGAGCCGTAGCCCGTATTATTACCAAGCGTATAGTGCGTTTTTTGTGCTGTTTTAGATCCTTGATTACTGATCCTGACAATAATAGATTCGATACCCTCTGATCCATTATTGTTTTTGTTGTAGCAGCGCATCGACCCAAAATCTATAATTGTCTTTTTGCCGTTTGTTGATGCAGTCAACTCACCGGCCAGCTCAACTTTGATTGTTGACCTCTCAAGCATTGGCGGTATCGATACTGCAATGACCGGCATTTCTGTCGTATTGTCAGCTAGTACAATTGTCGGACTCCCCATACTTGCGACCCAAGGTTCTTCAAGATCAATCACTGTTCCGGTCGTGTCGACCGCTATAGTTTTGATGGTGTAAAACCCAGCAGTCCAATTTGTTCCAGCAGATACGTATATTTTCTTACCAACCGCAACAGCACTAGTTAAACCATGAGCACCGGCACTTGTAAGCCGGATATCCGTACCGGAATTTATGCTGGTCGCTGTAGATGCGGTAAATGTCGACGCTGGAGCGATTGCGCTTATAGGTGACCCTAGCGCATAGATAGTTGCAATTCCGTTCAATGGTAGCCATTCTGCTGTGCCTGTTTTGTTACTTGCAAAATACAAGGTGCCGTGAGTCCCAACTTCAGTCACCAAATACATATTGCCGATGTTGCTAGCCGCAGCTGGAAGCGCAGATACAGTAGCAGCTACCTGAGTGCCAGATCTAATTGCATTATTAGCTAAATCATATAAATTAAAGTTGGCGTCAAAGTATGCAAAATTAGCCAGGGCTGCCAAATCGGCTAACGTTACGTTAGCCTCCGATCCAGAATCTCTTTGCACATAACACGGTTCGTAGTTTGACCACCCGAGAACACCATCTGCCGCAGCCTCCGGGCTACCTAAATCAGCAAAACTTCCGCTTTCTAAAGTGTACGGTATCTCAACGTTAGATTGACTCTCGTCGGGGGGAGCGACGACAATATCAGCAGTAGCAGCAGCTACCGTTATAATTGCATAATTTGTTGTACTCGCGGATTTTATTATCAACCGCTGACCGATAGCGGAACCTAACCATTCAGCTTTCCAATCGGCACCAGCAGTATCTAGGTAATTCAAACGCATAACATTAGGGGTGCTAGATGTCCTACGCTTCATGTTACCAGCGGCAGGTTTGCCCGTTCCTACTCCCGTATTCCACAGGTATCTAGCAGCTACACCACCACCGCTAGTTGTTGAACCGCCGCCACTTCCAGAACTTCCACCAGTAAATATAGCCATTATTTTATGGGCTCCACTTGTACATTGAACCAGCAATCTGCTGATCCGAGTGTTAATGTTGCTTGAGTGCTAGAATTACATATAACGATGCCTGTGGCGAATTTCGCGCCAGTGAAAAGCTCAAGACCAAAATCCGACGTCGGATCAGCATCAAACGTTATCGCCGGTACAGACCCATTTGCAGGTAACGAAGCGGAATCATGTATTTGAATGTACTGTTCAGCGGCATTAGCGCTATACCCGCTCATCCCTCTGAAAATACACGGGTTTGACGATACGACCAGACTCGCCGCATTGGCCGTAGTCTTCCTCGTAATTATCTCATTTGACATAGTTTTACATCCCCATACCAGCTACAGCCGGTTGTCGTGGTTTAATTTTAGAATGAATAATATCTCTTGCTTTGGATCGAACCGGAAACGCCCAGGTTAATGCTAACGCATCACCATCATCCGGGCTTTTAACTCCACGCTTCTTAGCGTCATCTTTAGACTCAAGCTTCAAACGACCCCTGCTGTCATATGAATATCGCAGGCCGCATAAATCAACTTCAAGGTCGTCGTTATCTGGAATGCTGGAAGTATTACCGTCCAACCATTCCTTCATCAATCCCCACATTTCCGATCTCTTGTTAATATAGTTTTCTTTGTCAATCGCATCGCTGCCGAAGTTGACGCCTCTAACGCATCCTCGATATCCAAGTTCGTACAGCCGATCAACTACACCGGCACCAATACCGCCTTCATCAATAAACACCGCAGCAGGATCATATTTCTGAATGAAACGTAAAACGGCACCAGTGACAGCCATAGTATCCTTACCTTTCAACTTATCCAATCGTTCGGCCTCACGACCTTGTCGAATGTATATCGACGTGCTGTCATTACCAAACCGCGCCGGATCAACACCAATGATCTTAGGTGCCGAATCATCTGTAGTAGCTTTCAACTTCCTAGCGCGTTGTACGTTGCGTGAATCAATCAGTGATTTGTCGTCGGATACTGAAAACGCTTCAGCAGGCGAGCTAGGGTACTCTCTTTGGAATAACCTGATATCACCCTTCATTTCGTTGATCTTATATCGTCTCCACATCATCTGACGTTCGTCAAGACCGTGGATGTTTCCGTATTCAACGTCATCGTCAGTCAGATCTACACCATCGTGACGATATTCCGGTTGCCAGAACCATGGGACAAATATTGATTGCCAACCACCTTCGCCAACAACGCCTTGCTTCCACACTTCGTGAAATACGTTACCGATACCGTTTGCGGTCGACTCGAAAATGATCTCTGTACCTTTCTCGAGCGGGATGGTCTGCATGATTCCCGCCAAGTGATCCTCAGCAGCAGGCCAGTAGGCAACCTCAGAACCGTGAAATATCTGAGCAGTAGACGATCTACCAGCGCCCTTATTACCTGCGGTTGCTACAGAAAAGCTACTATCTAATCCAGCGAACATCATCTCTTTAGCGTTCGATGCTCCAAGTTTCGGCTTCAATTCTTCCGGATAATGCTCATAGTAACGCTGAGTCATACCGAACAAGTTATCAGTGGCGGTCTGTTCGTGAGTCAAGATGAAAGCTTTAATACCAAAGTTAGTTGCTACTCTCTGGAAGAATCGCCCCTCTATCAGGGTCGAACAGCCTTGCTGCCGCCCCTTCAAAATTACAGCACGGACTATTCCAGTGTCGCGTCGCTGCTTCTCTAAGCAATCATGAATATATTCTTGCGCCCGGTTTAATGCGAACGGTACTATACCACCGGCTTTATTCTTAACCTTCAAGCAACGTGGAGCGAACTCTCTAAAATCATCGATCCACTTGTATTCGTCATACATTTCTAAACTTTCTCAAAAAGTCCTCAACACCACCTTGAGTAGTGTCGGCATCTATTTTATAAACTTTGCGTTCCAGCGTAACGAGAGTATTCATCGTATCGGAAAGTTTTTTCATGTTATCCACACGGCCTGAGAAGTCAGTAACTTTATTGAACCGTCGCTGCATTGCGTCGCTATTATTGGAAGATAATATCTCAGCTAACTTTACGTGACCTTCGACATCTTCAACCATGTCTTCAAGTTCATCGCAGAGGCGCATGGCGATTGACTTGATCTTGGTTACTTCTCGACGTTCTGCTATCTGAATATTTGCGCTAGTGACGGCATTGGCATTAATAATGTCAGATTCAGTCGCTTTGCGTACCGAATCGCGTACCTCTTCGTTGCGTACCAGTTCAGCAGCTTTGCTTTCTATCTTTGCCGATAGATCGCGAGGCCAACCTTCCTTCTTAGCTTTCTTACGTATCGCGCCTTCGGTACATCCGTATTTATCACCTATCGCACGAAGCGACATCAAGCCAGGTCGATAGTCTTTCTCTAACTCTGACCAGTCAACTGCACTCATCCTATGTTCTTCCACACGGCTATGATTATCCCAATGCCGCTAAATAATCCAACAACACCCAACCAAAGCATCTTGTTAAACGTCCATGCAGTTCCTGCTCTAGTCCAAAACTCAATTACCGGCTGACCGCTGTTAACCTTGTCGCTTATCTTAGTCATTGTGATATTCATCTCAGTAATCGTCTTAGCTAGCAGAATGTTTGAGTCGGTAAGGTGATTCATTGCATCATCCGACCGCTTGCGATGTTCTTTCCCGGCCTCATGCATGCGATCACACTCTTGTCGATGTTCTTCTAGGCTAGTAACTCTCTCGGCAGTTGTGTTTAACACGGTCAAATGCTCATTGGTAAATTCAATAGGGTTCCCCATATCAGTTTACCCCTAGTTTATGCGGAGTGCCCATCACTGACCCTGCTCCAAAAGTTATAAATGAAAAAAGCCCGCGCAGTTTCCTGGGCGAGCTTCGGTATCTTAGGGTTTTTATGGTATCAGCGTTTCCCGCTGCTGTCAACCATTTATCAATCCTGCTTCAATTAATTTTAATTCTAATTCACTCATAGTGCGGTGGTGAACTTTATCCATCTGTCGATAAACCGCGTCTTCGATTTTAATCACCTCTGCCATGCGACAACGCAACGCAGCACGCACTTGCCTACGGGTAGCTCTAACTCCGATATAAGATTGCACTATGAGCCGTATATCGCGCCTATGAGTGCCTCCTACCGCATGAAGTAATCCAGACAACACTCGATTTAGAATATCTTCAAGTTTATCAACAAAGAAATACTTCGCGTGAATGTACTGGACGCATACCGGATCTCGAATGGAATCAACGTAGGTGATGATCTTCTCGGCCTGCTGGTGTGCTTCTTGAGGCGATAGACCCATCAATAGCTCATTGGTAGTTGCCGGTTTGGGTTTACCACACATATCGTTAATTGAGCTACCATCAATGATCATCGTGTAGCGCATTGTCGCTGCCCAATTCAACGCACCCTCAGCACTTGGAAACATCAGCATTCAACTCCTTGAGTTTAGCAGAAATGACATTGAGTTCTTCGCTCGTAAAAGAGGGGTATTCTGGTGGAGATGCAGCAAATTCATAATTATTAGAATGTTTGTTCAGGAATAGTATTCCTACGATAATATCGCCTTTCCAAAAATAGCAACGAAACCCATCAACCTCAGGTTCAGAAAACCGAAGATAAGGTTGAAAAGGACGATCATCATCCGTAACCTCAAAATACTTTCGAAATAAGTTTAACATCAATTAACCCTCACCAACTTGACGGTTTCTAAGGAATTTAACTCATTCAATTTCTGATTTATCGCATCAATAATTTCCTGCTGCTTATCCGCGTTCAGGTATTTCGTAGGAATCATATCGTCGATCTGCCATCCCTCGTTACCTTTGAGAAGCACAGCTGCCATGACGGTATCAGCCGACGAGTTTCTTTCCGAGACGTTTGAATTTTATGTTCATTATGAGTTTCCTTTTGAATGAAGTTGGTGGTAGGGGATGACAGTCTACTTTGAACACCGGCACGGAGATGCTATGTTCGATCGCCTCCAGTGCACGCTCCGGTTGCGCATCATCACTGCGCGGTACACCAACAACTAGAGATTCGGCCCTCTCCACGAGGGTGCCCTGCAAGGCTACTTGGAGATTGCAGTCTCGTATCCAAACCCCTAGTTGTTAGTAGTCGATTAAACCCAACGCATTCGCGCACTTGCTGACCAACTAAATTGAATAGTAACGGAGTTGTCAGCAGTTGTCAACAACCCCATCACAATCCAAGCCTGGTGCGGCTTTGCTGGATTTCACACTGGTGGGGTAGTCCGGGCTTTTCCGGGGTGGGGTACTCTAACCCCTTGTTTCTTATTACTATATACTCTATATACTATATAATACCCCTAATAATATGACATTCATAACAGCTAATAGGTATACGTTAATAATAGTATATATGTATACTACATACATATATATCGGATATTATTATACAGTTGATATTTCTACTAAGGATGTGAAACGGTACGGGGTTTCAGGTAAATTTTAAAGATCGACTATCCATGCGGTTTTCGGCTAACCATGTACGGGGTAATTTACTCATTGTGGGGTGAAATTTAATATGCTACAATTTCAAACGTTAATAATTTCGGAGAAATATGTATGAATTACGCTCATCCAGTAAGCGGAGAATTATCCCCAGTGCCTTGGGATAAAGATGAAGCATTGGCACTTAATGTCGGTAGATACATGATTGATGAAAAATGCCATGAGTGTAAACGTCAGCCGATAGCTAGATATGTCGATTCTAACGAGTGTGTTCAGTGTGCGGATACTCAATCAAGAGAGGATTGGCGACTATATCAACAAGGTATGCCAGGACGACCAGAGCCTTTCCCTACTACGCTGTCAGAGGCCGTAAAATTTCAAGTGAATTATTATTACACTCCTAGATTATGTAAAGGTGGGCATCATTTTATTAAAAAACATATTAAAACTGGCAAATGCCTGACGTGCCTTGAGAACAACAAACACGCTAGGTCTGACACGATAACAAATACATTTATGAAAGATAACCGCGATTTGATTATTGACAAGAATACTGCGGCATCTATGGGATTAACTGTTTTCAGGACAGGACGTCCTTGCCGAAGAGGTCATGTTGGGTGGAGGTATGTAAACGGAAGTGCTTGTTTGAGCTGCATGCGACCTGGTTCTTATCCGTTGCCATCAACACCCGTGCCAGATTCTTCAGGTGGTAAGATGGATGCACGTACCACAATAAGCCGCCAGTTCGCTATAAACAACCCTGATATGATAATAGACAAGGTTGCTGCCAAAGCGTTGGGATTGACCTTGTACCGCACCGGAAAGCCATGTAACCGAGAACACTACGGATGGCGATATGTTTCTACTAATAACTGTGTGGAGTGCCGAAAACGATAAATAAAATATTTTGCTGGATGTGGGGTCATCAGCCGGTCATGTACATATGGGGAATCCAGAT